ATTTAGGGAGGGGGGTGCGTTTTGGCAGACCCCCCTATAGGCTAAAGAAAAAAATTAACAAAATTTTTAACAGATTGTGACACGATAATAAAAACGAAACACAAACAAAATGAAATGAATTGTAAAAATTAAAGAAAAAAATTAACAAAGAAAAATAATGATTGAAACTGTGCGAAGCAAATGAAGCAACAATAAATGAAATGAATTAAAAGCAATAAAACAAAACAGATTTAAAAAGACTAAAGAAAAAAATTAAAGAAATTTATTGTCAAAATGTTTTGCTGTTTGAGAAGGAAATAGACTATTTATTATAACTACAAAATAAAATTAACAAAATTATTTCTTATAATCTTTCTCATATACTTTTATATAAATCTTTCTTGGATCAGCTTTTATTATTTCATCAATTGCTGCTTCATTAAATTCATCATTTTCTTGATCAGTTAAAGCTTCTGAACCCAAACTATACCTTGCAAGTAGTTCACAAGTACCATAATCGTGAAGGTTATCAAACTGCAACCACTCCTCGAACCGGGTAAAGGGACTGAATGGGTTATCGAAGGTAGTAATCATGCACTTACTAGTATCTTCTAAAATATTTTCCATACCAATCTCCTTTCTATTTCATGTACTTTCTAATAGTGCTTACAGATAAGCCTAATTCTTCAGCAATTTCAGATTGTGTATAACCAGAATTAGCTTTAGCTCTGATTTGAGCGATCTTAACATTAGACAATTCATTAGAGGCTTTAGGGGTTGCCCTCTTTCTAAGCTCATCTGAATCCATATTATCTAATATTTTCTTCAAAGTTGTTTCTGTTATTGCACCTGATTGAATTGCTTCCCATTGTTTGTCATCGATTTTGATTCTTTGTTTCTTTGCACCAAACTTATTTCTTGCTCTTGTTAAAGCTTGTTGACTAATCTTACCCAATTGCTCTTTGTCAATTCTAGGATTGTCAAGTTTGATTGCATTAATTTCTGAGCCAGCCCAAATTTGAGCCATTCTTTCACGAGGACGATTCTTTTCTGCTATGAGTAGCTGCCTGTTAAGATCATCTACCTCTTTCTTATACTTCTGTTTAGCGGCAGAGCTATACTCTATCTTACCAGTCTTACGCATCTCCACGCGTGCCTTATTAGCCATATCCTTAAGGGAGTTGGCATATGCGGCATAGATGTTCTCCTTCTCGTATCCACTGGATAGTGTATAAGCATCATCGGTCTCAGCCATCTTAGTAGACTTCTGGGTCCTCTTTTTAGTGATTGTGGTAACCTCCCCGGTCCTTTTGTTCTTCTTCTCTACAGTATAGTAAAGATCTTTACCTTCTGCAGTCTTGTAAACCAAAGCACCTTCAGGTCTATCAGGATCGTACCATTTGTCACCTTTCATATTTACATGAGGCATACCAACTCTTTTATCTACATCTTCTTCCGACTTCGCTCTTGAAAGAAGAGTGGCCGCACCACCAAAACCTTTCTTACTGTCAGGATTTACTTGGTACTTCTTCTTTAATGCTTGAATGTCATTGTCAATATAACATTGTCTATAATCAAGTTTGTGTTTTGCTGCATCAATAACTGTCATAGAGTATCTTGTTGCTCTCGCAAGTTCTTGAGGAGTAGCTCCTTGAATAGTCATATCAGTTATTAGATTTGATGCAACACCCATCTCTCTTTGAGTATTCTGTTTAGTCATTACTCTAAATTCTTTACCATTACGATAATAATGTTCATTACCATCTTTATCTGTTCTCTTATCATCATATTGATAAGATTTAGTTTCAAATCCCTTCAAACCTTCAAGCGCTGGAGTTGAAGTGATTTTAACTTTAGAATTAGTAGGAATAACTAATACAGTATCTCCATCAAAATCTGCTCCTGAAAGTCTATCAGCAACTGTTTTATTAATACCAACTGCATCTTCAGGATTAGTACCAAGAATCTTTCTTGCTTCCTTGTTCTTATTATTTACTTTAAGAATAGGAATCTGATAAGTTCCTTCATGAGGAAATCTAACAAGCGCTACAGTTTCTCCATCTTTATAGTTAGGAGCATAACACTCATTGTCTTTAAGAGAAGGAATAGGAAGAATAACTTGATACTTCTGTCTAGGAAGTGCAGAAGCTTTTAAACAAACAGCTGATGCATCACATTCATTTGCAAATTTCTCTAAAAGATTTTTCTTAAGAGTAGGATTAGTTAAATTACAAATTTCTTCATATTCAGCTTTCTTATCCATAATAGAAGTCTGAAGCTGCCTAATAATCAGATCATTGTTTTGCTTAACAAGGAATTGAGAAGCTAATTTATCAGACCATTGACCCCAATCTCCTTCTTCTGCTCTCTTATTAATTGCTGATAGTTTCTTATTACCTTTTTCATCGGTATAATAAGATTGACCACCATCTTTAATAAGTGAACCAAAAGGATTATTTGGATCTTCTGTACTAATCTCTTTTAAAGCTCCTAATTTTCCTTTATCTTTTCCTTTATTTGAGTTTACAATAATATCAGTTCCTTCTGGAAGATTATCATTATAAACTGCCATTCCTTTAATATAATGAGTTCCATCAACTAAGATACGAACCTGAGCATAAGCTTTACTTCCTAAACTTAAATCCGGAACACCAGGTCTTATTTCAATCATTCCATCTCTTTCTTCACCAGTATATCCATTTTCATCGAGTTCATCTTTAAATCTTACTTTTACTCTTTTAGAATCAATAGAAGTAGGATATTTGAATTCTTGACGAGTTTCAACATTCTTTTCATTAATATTTTTAACGTTTTCATAATCTACAACAGTACCAATTTCACCTTTATCTCTTGCATCATATGCTTCTGGATATGTAGTTCCAGGAGGACAAAGTACTCTTACAGTTGTGTACTGATTAGGATTAGAAACCTGTCTAACTCTAAAACCATAAACTTCATAACCTTCAGCTTTAAGAATCTCCTCTGCAACTTTAAGTTTTTCAGGAGATACATCAAGTTCTTTCTCAACACCTGCTCCAATATCAATAAAATTCTTATCAGATTGTTTAAGAACTTCTTTTAAATAATTTGCAGTAGAAAGAGCTTTAGTTGTATTATTCTTTGCTTGCTCATCAAGTAATGATCTTACAGAAGACTCAGAAGCTAGACCCATCATTCTTGCAATTTCAGAATTATTATATCCGTCAGCTTTAAGACTTTCAATTCTTGCAATATCATAAGCTCTTCTTTCTGATAATGCAATAGCATTTAATGCTCTGAAAGTAGTAGTTTTAAGACCCATCTTTTCAATAATTTCTTCTTTAGACATTCCTTGTTTTTCATATTCATTATATCTACTAACAAAATCTTTAGAATGCTGATATGGATCTTCGCCAGAACCCCAAGGATATCTACCGGATCTTCTAGGCATTCCATAATGTTCTAAGTAGTCTTCCATTATGGTTTACTCCTTTCCTCTGAGTTTTTGTAAATATTTACTTTGAGTCATTATTGTTTGCATATAAGATAAAACTAATTCATCAGGAACTTCAAGTACTTCTTGAACTTGACCAAACTGATATAAGCGATTTTCAATCTTAATTTGATTTGGTTTAAAATGATACTCTAAACAAAATAAAGCATCATAAATAAAAAGCTGTTCCATATGTGCAGGACCGTCGCCAGTCTTTAAATCACTAACTCTTAAAATGTTACCATCAAAAGAAATAGCATCTGCAGTTCCGAAACAACTTTCAGAATACACAAGCATCTTTTCAGGATCCATTCTAAAACCAATACAATCATCTACATAAAATATCAATGTATCAAATACATGACTTGGAAGTGTTCCTATAAAGTCAATTAATTCTTGACTATAATAAGTTTTATTTTGAATCATAAAGAACTTAATCATCTTAATAACATTATTAATTTGTTTAGGTAACTTTTCTTTAAGCAAAATACAATTTTTTGCAAAATCATGAATAGCTGTTCCTGCGGGAGCTCTCATATGCGCTACGTATCTCTTTTGAAGTTTTTCAGCCATTTCTTCAGAAGAGTAATTAATCCAAGAATATCCAGACGGATTAAGTAATGCATGCTCCTCAAGAATGTCCCTTGAATGATCGTTCCAGTTCATTTAATACCTCCTCTTTGTTTTCAGGATAAATGAACCTTGCAAAAGACATACTATTCATTGTTTGAACATAATAATCTTGATTTGGTCTATGAGTAGCTGTCTTAGTTCTTTTACCTTCAAGTGCTGCCCATTTCTCACCGCACAAAACTAAAAGATCTGGTGCACCTTGTTTTTCATTTGGATCAAGATGAAACACCATAGAGCCAGGGATTCTCTCTTCAATCTCTTTAATAAGTTTTGTCTTGAATCTGTTTTCAAGCATGACTTTAGCCTCCTTTCTTTATCCTTATTATTTTACCTCACAAAAAGAAATAGCGATTGTCCATGTTCCTGAAAAATCCAGAAAATCGCCCTTTTCTTCTCATAAAAGGGATTGTTTCTGGTGCGACCCCTAAAATGAGCAAAATGAAATATAGATTGTATTGCTTAAGGGTCTCGATCCCTTCAATATGCCTATTGCCCACTACCACTGGTCAATATAATCTATTTCCAAGAAAAGCGCTAAATCGTCAGAAGATCGCTATTCTCTTCTCATAAAAGGGGTTGTTTCTGGTGCGAGTTTATAAAATGGACAAAAAGAAAAGAGAGTGCTATAGAAGCCACTCTTTAAAAATATCAAAAACTTTCCTGATATGATACCATTCATTTTTAGTACAATAAATTCTTATTTCAGGATAATTACCTTCAGTATCTAAAAATACTTTACCTCCTTTAGATAAGAAATCTTGTATTCTTTGGATATCATTATCAAGATTTTCTCTTTCAAAAACTATCATAAAACTTCTCCACTTTCTTTTCATAATTTCTCCTTTCAAATTTTTAAACAAAAAATTTTTAGTTCCTTAAAAGAACTTGTAAATTTTGCGACCCCTAAAAATGACCCTCAAAAATTTGCAAAAATCACTCTATGGGACAATGGGACAAAAATTTTGCCATTTTTTTATATTTTCTTATAAATATCAATTTTTTCATTTTTATGAGAATTATAAAAAAAAGTTGGCCCATTGGCCCATAACCTCAAAAAATCCTCAAAAAACGCCATTTTTAGCCCAAAATCAGCCATTTTTGACCATTTTTGACCCATTTTTAGCCCAAAATGGACCATTTTATGGGACAAATATTTTTCAAAAAGTGGTCCATTGGACCAAATATTTGGTCCGTATTGTTCGCAATGACGAATAATGTCAACCTTATGGGACAAAAAAGTGGTCCATTGGACCAAATATTTTTTCGTACTTGGCCCATAAATGGCCTATTTTTGCAAGAAATTTTACCAATAGTCTCCCACTTTATCACCCCGAATTTCCCCAAATTTTACCCAAAATCTCTCCATAAGTTTTCCAAAACTCGCACCATTTACAAAAAAGAACAGGCTATGTAAGCCCTGCTCGTTTCTTAAATACAGCTAATACACTTACTATAAATCCTACTACCAGTCCAAAATAAATACTTCGACATAACAAATAATTTCTTTTCATTATTTTCTCCTTTCTTTTTACAGTTTTTATTAACTGTTTCATAATATTACATGTTCATCTCGCGAAAAAGGAAAAGCCTGTGTAGGCTCTCCT